TGTTGGTCCGACTCGATCACGTTTACGGCAGGTTGTAATTTACGCGGCGGCTGCGGGTGCTTTTACGTTGAAAAACGGTAGCGCAAGCGGGGATACTTTGCTTACGCAAAAGTTTCCTACAGGTCATCATGTGATGAACATTCCTGATGATGGGATTATCGCAAGCAGCGGTGTTTATGTCTCAGCGTTTACAGGATCGGCTAACGAACTTACCATTATCTTGTCGTAGGTGGCGAGATGGTTGGTAGTGAGGTAACATCGTTTTACTCACAAACTTCGGCAGCGTTGGTAGCTCGACGCTGCCGCCTACAAGGTGTGCTTTTGACCTATGAATCAGGTGCCACTGGGCATGTCGTACTTTACGACAACGCGTCAGAAGCGTCAGGAAAAGTATTACTTAGAGTCGATGAGACATCTCAAGGTATGGATGAAATATTTCTTCCCGGGGACGGTATACTAGCTAAAAAAGGTGTGTACGCTTCGATTCCCGCCAACACCACCATATCAGTGATAGTGGAGTAGTTATGGCTAAGATCGACAAGTCCAAGATGAAGTGCAACAAACCCAAACGTCAGGTTTCTGGCGGAAAGAAGTCTGTTGTAAAAGCCTGTGATAAGGGCAAAGAAAAAATAATTCGATTTGGCGATGCCAAGATGACCATTAAGAAATCAAACCCTAAGCGTAGGAAATCGTTCCGGGCTAGGCATGGTTGTGACACAAAGAAGTTGGACAAACTTACGGCCCGTTACTGGTCGTGCAAGATGTGGTAACGTGATGAAAGTGAACTTTTCGGATATAACATCGGTTATCGTGGTTGGACTTTTGGGCTGGGGCTCAACTCAACTCTATGCGATGAAGTCTGATTTAGCTGTTGTGTCTTATCGGGTTGAGGAAAACTATAAGATGATAAAGCCCATGTGGCAGGATTTTTTAGTGAGGCAGGCTAACTATGATAAGTCGTGGACAAATGTCGTTCCAAATATCCACACCACCGGAGGGACGGAGTAATGGCAAAGAAAAAGAAAAAGCTCGACGCTTGCGCAAAAAAGGTCAAGGCGAGATACAAGGTTTGGCCCTCGGCTTACGCAAGCGGAGCGGTAGCCAAGTGCCGAAAAGTAGGAGCCGCCAACTGGGGAAACTCTACTAAGAAAGCAGCTACTGGTGGTTTGATGACGGCGGTTGATAATCCAAAACGCCCTGCTCGTAATAGGTATCGCGGTGGTGGAATCATTGCATCTGGTTGTGGTTGCGTCGAGGAGAGCAGGCGGAAAAGTACGAGGACGTACTGATGGCGGAAAAGAACTCTTTGCGAAAATGGTTCTCCCAAAACAAAGGGAAGGGCTGGGTTGATTGTAAAACGGGAAAGCCGTGTGGCCGCAAGAAAGGCGAAAAGCGCAAAAGCTATCCCGCATGTCGGCCTACGATGGCGCAATGTACGTCCGCAGCAAAGAAGAAGAAATCTTCAAAACGAATAAGTTGGAAAAACAAAAAGGCTACCGGCGGATTGGTAAGAGTGTTTTGATACGGGATTGGGCAGAAGAGTTGGCAAAACCAACAGAGTACAACAACGGGGTTGCTGCCTGTCCATTTGCGTTGCCTGCCATTGAGGCGGGAGAAGTTAACATGATCTTCACGGAAGACTTATGGGCGGATGTTTTAAGGGTTTGCAAATCGTTTGACGAACTTGATTTCAAGGTAAACCTTATTTGGGATCACTTTTTCGAAGGGTCATACGAACAGCTTGAAGCAGGCTGTATGAAATTAAACGAAGCCCTCACTGAGATGGAAGAAGACATTTGGCTTTTGTGTTATCTAGGTGATGACGCAATCGTCTTTGTGCAGCGTTGGAGTGAGCTAGAGAATGCTGCTGCAAAGTTGGAAAAACTAGGGTACTATACAAATTATAACCCTCAAGAGTATGAAAGACTTATCTTAGGTCGTAGAAACAGGAGACAGTAAAATGCCGGGTAAATTAAACATGGTTAAGAACAAGCAGGGAAAAATGGTCCCTGATTACGCTGCTGATGGCGTTGGTAAAATGATGCGCGGCGGTCGTGTCGGTATGATGCGTGGCGGCGAGGTAAAGATGATGCGCGGCGGTAAGGTTAATGGTTACGCAAATGGCGGTTGTGTCATGACAAAGACCAACCAAAAACCAATAATGACATGAGTTGATAGATGGCTACTTCAGGTTCAAGAGACTTTAACCTCGATGTCGGTGAGATAATCGAGGAGGCGTTTGAGCGGTGCGGGCTGGAGGTTCGCACTGGTTATGATGCTCGGACGGCGCGTCGGTCTTTGAACCTGATGTTTGCTGAATGGGCAAATCGTGGCATTAACATGTGGACTGTGGAGCAGGGCACGATAACCCTTACCCAAGGTCAGGCTCAGGAAACGTTGTTGCCTGATGTTGTTGATGTGTTGGAGATTGTGCTTCGTCGGGGTAACACTGATTATGAGGTAGAACGGATTAGTCGGGGGGATTACGTTACTCTTCCCAACAAAACTACGCAGGGTCGTCCCAGCCAGTTTTGGTTTAATCGCCAGATTAGCCCTGTAATTAATCTTTGGGCTGTTCCTGAGAACTCTACGGATCAAATCATTTACTACTATGTGCAGCGGATTGAGGACGCAGATACTCTGGTCAACACCACTGACATGCCCTTTAGGTTTTACCCTTGTATGGTTGCGGGTCTGGCTTATTACATTGCGATGAAACGATCTCCAGACAGGCTCCAGCTTTTAAAGTCTGTGTATGAGGAGGAGTTCCAACGTGCAGCGGATGAAGACGAGGATCGTGTTCCATTGAAGTTGCAGCCTAGTATTCAGTATCTGAGGGTGTAATGGCATACGCTTCGGGCAAACACGCATGGGGAATATCGGACAGATCGGGCCGTCGTTACCGTCTTCGAGAAATGAAGGTGGAGTGGACAGGTGCGAAGGTTGGCCCTGATGAGTTTGAGCCTAAGCATCCTCAGTTGTTTCCTCCGAAGGCGTCTCCGGATCCGCAAGCGTTGCGTAATCCTCGCCCGGAAGGCGGGTTGCCCGAGCAAAGGGCTACACAATATGGGTGGAATCCTGTAGGGTTTAACGAGATTGAGGGTCTTTCGCCTCCCAATAACTTGGTGGCTATAGGTTCGGTGGGCACAGTGACGGTGACAACATGACGATGACATATGGTGAACTGAAGCAGGCCATTCAGGACTACACGGAAAACGATGAGACAACGTTTGTAAATAACTTACCGTTGTTTATTCGGCTGGCCGAAGAGCGCATACTAAAAAGTGTGCAGTTAAATCTGTTCCAGAAAAACCAGTTTGGCACCATGACCACTGGCAATCAATACTTGGCTGCGCCGTCTGATTTTCTTGCTCCCTTTTCGTTGAGTATTGATGTAAGCGGTGATGCAGAATTTTTATTGTTTAAGGATTTAGACTTTGTCCAGACGTACACCCCGGATCCGACGACAACGGGACAGCCGAAATACTACGCACAATTTGACGTTGATAACTTTATTTTGGCTCCAACTCCTAACGCTAACTACACTGTGGACATACACTATTTGTATCGACCAACTTCGATAACAGCGGGAGCGGATAGCGGAACCAGTTGGTTGAGTACAAATGCTGAGATTTCTTTACTATATGCTTCGTTAATCGAGGCGTACACGTTTATGAAGGGCGACCCAAATCTCATGCAGATGTATAACCAGCGGTATATGGAAGGCATTTCTCGCTTGAAGAATTTGGGCGAGGCGCAAGAAACAATCGACGAATACCGCTATGGTGCTATTCGAAAACCGAGAACGTAAGGAGAATTTTAAATGGCTTTCACAGGAAACTTCTTGTGCACCTCTTTCAAGAAAGAAGTTCTTGAAGGTCTGCACGATTTTAATGCAAGCGGTGGAAACACCTACAAACTTGCGTTGTATACGAACAGTGCTTCGTTCACAGCAGCAACAACCGTTTACACAACGTCTAACGAGGTGAGTGGAACAGGTTATTCTGCTGGTGGCGGGACATTGACGAACATTGACCCGACTACAAGCGGAGTAACAGCGTTTATTGATTTCGCTGATTTAACGTTTAGTACAGCAACGATCACTGCTCGTGGTGCGTTGATTTATAATTCAACGAACGGCAACCGCACAGTTTGCGTGTTGGACTTTGGCGCGGATAAAACGTCCACAGCGGGGGACTTTACGATTGTGTTCCCAACAGCGGACGCAAGTAACGCTATTGTTCGGATAGCCTAATGGCTGACATCATCGTTCCAATCGGCGGTTGGTCCCGCTTTGGTTGGGGCGATATGCCATGGGGGCAGACGGACCTCCCCAAAGCCACGGGTAATGTTGGCTCTGTAACGGTTGTTGCAGAGGCGAATGTTCCGGTTACTGGCCTTGAGGCCACAAGTGCCGTGGGCGGCGTAACGGTTGTTGCGAAAGCGAATGTAACCCCAACTGGCGTAGAGGCTACAGGTGGCGTAGGTTCTGTAACGGTTGTTGCGGAAGCGAATATAAGCGTAACAGGTTTATCCGCTACAAGTTCGATTGGCTCGGCTACCGTCGAAGCGGATGCAATAATAATCATACCTAGCGGCCTGCAAAGCCAAGCCTTTGTGCATAGCGGGTATATACAAGTTGAAGCAGGGGCAAATGCTCCTGTTACTGGTTTGGGTTCTACAGGATCTGTAGGGTCCGTAACGATTGAAGTTAGAGCCTCGGTAGAGGTTACGGGCGTTTCGGGCACTGGCGCTGTTGGAACAGTTGTTGTCGATGCGGGTGCAGAGGTTCCTGTATCTGGGCTTGCTGCAACGGGCAGCGTGGGACAAGTTCTTGTTTGGGGTAGGATTGTTCCAAATCAAAATCCGAGTTATACTCCAGAAACACCATCTTCCACCCCAGCATGGAGTGACGAAACACCGTCTCAAACTCCGGGCTGGGATGACATAGCAGCATAGGAAAAAATTATGCCTAGTACATATACACTGAATAACGGTATCGAACTCATCGGCACAGGCGAACAGTCTGGCACATGGGGCGATACAACGAACACGAACTTTGAATTGCTGGATACCGCGCTTGACGGTCAGGTATCGGTAACGCTTGCAGCCACGGGGTCTTCTGGCTCTCCTAACACGTTGCCAATCAGCGATGGCGCGTCCTCTAATGGGCGTAATCGTTTGGTAATTTTTGGAGATGGCGGGGATTTGGGCGGCACTGCGTTTGTGCAGCTTACTCCAAACGACTCGGAAAAGATTATTTATGTGCGTAATAACCTAGCGGGTTCGCGCAGTATCTTGCTTTTCCAAGGCACATATAACGCGAGTAATGACTATGAGGTGCCTGCGGGTACGACAGCGGTTGTGTTCTTTAACGGTGCGGGTTCTGGCGCGGTAGCGGCGAACGTATTTAACAATGCGTTTTTTGACAGTCTGCGGTTGGGTTCGGTTTCCGTCACTGCAATTTTAGACGAAGATAACATGGCCTCTAACAGCGCCACTGCGTTGTCTACTCAACAGTCCATCAAGGCTTACGTTGATAGTCAAGTAACGGCGCAGGATTTGGACTTTGGTGGCGACAGTGGAACAGGTGCTGTTGATTTAGACAGTCAGACTTTCACGATTGCGGGTACGACGAACGAGGTTGAAACGTCTGCTTCAGGGCAAACGCTTACTGTTGGCTTGCCAAGCGACGTAACAATCGGGCAAGACTTAACGGTTACTCGTGATCTTACAGTTAATCGTAACCTTAATGTTTCGAGCGGCACGATTAAGCTGGATGGAAATTATCCTACTGGTACAGGCAACGTGGCGTTGGGTGATGACGCCTTGCGTGATGGCTCATTAAGTGGTGGTAATAATACGGCTATAGGCCATTTTGCTTTGTACGCAAATACGTCTGGGTCAGAAAACACAAGCATTGGTCGTGGTAATTTAGATGCTAATACTACGGGATCACACAATACGGCTTTAGGTAGCACCGCATTATCAAGTTCGACTACAGGGTCATATAA